TAAAAAGGAACCAGATAGGGATATTGCTATTTATACTTTCAAATTGCTAGATCCTGTTCGAGATATTACAAAACATCTTCGAGATAAACCGATTACAGATAAACTTAAAGGAATTGCACGATTATCTTATGATACTGGTCGAGATACCGTAACATTGGGTAATTATGTAGAGCCATTTGGTGGAATTTCAGAATATGAAACCGGACAACGAGTTCGGGATGTTCTAAGAGTTAATGGTTTTCCTAATCAGGCTTCTGATTGTGGAAAACCATACCTTGTGTTTAATACACACGTAGACCGGAAATTGATTGGTATTCACATAGCTGGAAACGGATCGGATGCATTAGTTGCACCATTGTACGCTTCTGACTTTGTGTCTGAACCAGATATTTGTATTAATGAATCTGAGAAATTGTTTGTAAAACAAGGATTGGATTCAAAAATTAAAATTGATATTCCCGAGCTACGTGAACATCTTCCTAATATGAAACATGCTTATACATGTAATCGTTCACCACCTCAACCTATGCATACGGCTTTAGAGAAAACTGTGATTACCACAGGTTGTCACGCTACTATAGATGAAAAGGTTTGTTGGTTACAGCCCCCTTGGCCAGTAACTGAAAAACCAGCTAAATTACGTCCATTTGATACTGAGAATGGGCGGATTAATCCTCATGAAGTAGCGTATCGACACTTGAAGGGTCATACTACTCCTTTGCCTCCACCAGAGTTGGATTTGCCTTCAATGTATGATGGGTGTTTTTCGAAGAACATCGATCATCATTGGGTGCGAATGCTTACAATAGAAGAAGCGGTGTTTGGGGTTCCAGAACTCAATATACCGTCAATTGATATAACAACTTCACCTGGTTTTCCGTGGATTCTTGAAACGGTTAAACGAAAGAATTTGATTGATAAAGATAAGAAATGGATTCATCCAGATCTTATAAATGAAGTCAATTTTCTTGTAAGTGAAGCAGAAGCGGGTAGAGTAGTTCCTCATGTCACGACTCATTGTTTAAAAGATGAGCCTCGTGATATTGAGAAATCAGATCTAGGTCAGACCAGAGCGTTTCAAATCGGTTCGTTACAACATTTAATATTTCATCGAATGAGTACCGGTTTTTGGGTTTTTCAAACAGAACATGATCAAGATTCTGATATTTCGGTTGGTTTGAATGTATATTCGACTGATTGGGATAAACATTATGCTGAAATTACTAAATTTGAGAAAGATCCTAAAAATGCTGAAGTTAAAGCTGAAGATTGCAGAGGGTGGGATTTACGATATCCTCCGTGGTTTGCGTTTTATGTTTGGATGATAGCTTGTATGGTTTACAACATCAAGCCTAAATCAAAGCATGGATTGTGTTTCCTTGCTTCTTGTATTCAAACTTTCTATGGGTATGTTCTTATGCCCAATGGAAAATTGCACGCTGCGTTTTATATGAAGTCAGGGACTTTTTTGACTTCTTTCCTAAACTCTGTGTTTAACTCTGTCCGTGAGCGTTGTATGTTTTTACGACTCTGTATGCGACAAAATTTATTGTTGAAATTTGATGATTACATATCTCAGAAGAAATTTGGAGATGATGGATGTGCTGGAGTTCATCCGGACATTCGACATTGGTATAATTGTAAAACAGTGGCAGCTATGGCAAAGCAAATGTTTAACCAAGAACACACCGCACCTAATAAGTCTCTTGACTTACCAACGTTTTTTAAGATAAATGATGCGGATTATTTGTGTAGAAGGTTTATACAAGATACGACTCCTGATGGAGGCGGTTATATCTTTGCTCAACTATCACTTAATTCAATTACTACAATGGTTCAATATGTTCATAAACACGAATCAATGACTAAACATCAGATGATGCGTATTAATATGGACAATGCACTTCGAGAACTTGTCTATCATGGACGAGATTTGTATGAACAATACCAAAAGACATTTAATATATTTTTAAGAGCTGTTCATCAGCCTTTAATTAACACTACCTACGATGAAAATCGAAAAGTAATGATGTTATTTAAATTTGGTTAAATTAAATAGTAAATTTTAATAGGTGTCCGAAATGACCTTAAACTATTTTGCGGTTTCGGTAATTGAACCCTTAATCAGTTTCCTACGGGCTTTTGCATATTGTGCCATAAAACAATTGCAGACCGTTTTAGAAATTGTACGTTAAACAATTCCTGAAGTCGTATGGGACTATAAACTTAGACGTTTTACCGTGAACGTGTTTTCCTTGTGAATGAAATGGAG